ATGTTTTCATCGACCAACTCCTGATGTTCCCAGCGCAAGGCGTACATGATGACTTGCCAGATAGTCTTGCATACATTGACCAACTAGCCGTAACATCCTACTATGAGCAGGATGAAGACGATGAAGAGTGGCAACCGATGGACGTTATTTCGGGAATATAGATGGCAAAACTTGACCAAAACGATTTCGATGAGCCGACTCCAGAAGACAAGGAGTTAGTCGCTTTTGTCACTGACCACTGTGACCGCTGGCGCGACTATCGTAATACCAACTTCCTTGATGACTATCTAGAGTACGAGCGCATTTTCCGTGGCGAATGGGCTGCTGAAGACAAAACCCGTGACTCTGAACGTAGCCGCATCGTGACTCCTGCTACCCAGCAAGCAGTTGAGACGCGCCATGCAGAAATCATGGAAGCTATCTTTGGTCAAGGCGAGTTTTTTGACATTGAGGATGACATCAAGGATGTGAACGGCACTCCACTTGATGTTGCTGCGCTCAAGGCGCAGATGATGGAAGACTTCAAGAAGGACAAAATCAGGAAATCTATCGACCAGATAGAACTGATGGCTGAAATCTATGGCACTGGCATCGGTGAAATTGTTGTCAGCATGGAAAAGGAGTTCACTCCTTCTACGCAGCCAATTCCAGGTCAGCCAGGGCAAGCTGCCATTGGCGTTATCGAAAAAGAGCGTGTTGGCATAAAGATTGTTCCCGTCAATCCCAAGAACTTCTTGTTCGACCCGAATGGCACATCTGTAGATGACTGCATGGGCGTTGCCATTGAGAAGTATGTATCCATACACAAAATCGTGCGTGGCATTGAGCGTGGAATCTACCGTAAGGTCAACATCACGCCGACTTACGATGATACAGACCTTGAGCCTACTCAAGAGGTTGTGCAGTTCCAAGATGAAAAAGTGGTGCTGCTAACCTACTATGGTCTAGTTCCACGAGAGTACCTGAAGAAGGTGAACGAGGAAGTTGAAGTCCTCTTCCCAGAAGACTCTGTTGCCGAAGAATACCAAGATATGGTAGAGGCAATCGTAGTCATTGCGAACAATGGGTTGCTGCTCAAAGCAGAAGAAAACCCGTACATGATGAAAGACCGTCCTGTCTTGGCCTACCAAGATGACACGGTTCCAAATCGTTTGCTGGGTCGTGGCACTGTGGAAAAAGCGTTCAATATGCAGAAAGCTATTGATGCTCAGGTTCGCAGCCACTTAGACTCGCTGGCACTGACCACATCACCCATGATTGCGGTGGATGCTACCCGTCTGCCCCGTGGAGCTAAGTTTGAAGTCAAGCCTGGAAAGGCTTTCCTGACAAACGGCAATCCATCAGAGATTTTGATGCCATTTAAGTTTGGCAATACGGATGGTAATAACCTAGCCACTGCCAAAGACTTTGAGCGTATGTTGCTGCAAAGCACTGGGACGCTGGACTCGCAAGGCATGGTGTCCAATGGTTCGCGGGACATGGGCCAAGGCGGTATGTCGATGGCTGTTGCGTCCATCATCAAGCGGTACAAGCGCACTTTGGTGAACTTCCAAGAGGATTTCCTCATCCCGTTCATCAACAAAGCGGCTTTCCGCTTTATGCAGTTCGACCCAGAGCGCTATCCATCTGTGGACATGAACTTTGTGCCTACTGCAACGCTTGGCATCATCGCCCGTGAGCATGAGCAGCAGCAGTTCATTGGTCTGTTGCAGACTCTTGGCCCGAATACACCTGTTCTACCGTTGATTCTTAAAGGAATTCTGAGCAATTCCAGCCTGACTAACCGCTATGAACTGATTGCTGCATTAGAGCAAATGAGTCAAGCTGACCCACAGGCACAGCAAATGGAGCAAATGAAGACTCAACTGGCTCTTCAGGCTGCTCAGGCGCAAATTGCGGTCAATACGACTCAAGCAGAGCAGAATCGTGCAGAGGCTAACAAGCTCAACACTGAAACCCAGCTTATGCCGCAGGAATTGCAGGCAAAGGCACTGGCTGCTGCAACTAAAAACTTGCCGCAACAGTCAGATGCCAATCAAGTTGAGTTTGATAAGCGTGTAAAAATCGCTGAATTGATGCTCAAAGAAGCCGACATCAAGAACAAGTCCAAGATTGTTGAGTTACAGATGCAGGATAAAAGCTCAAAAATGGAACAAGACTTCTTGAACCGCATCACTACGGAAATGCAGTAATGAATATTCTTGATGAAGTAAGCAAGATGTCTGCTGAAGAGCAGATGGCTATGGCTTCTGCCATACAAAAAGCTGCTTCTGACAGACTTCAGCAAAATCGCAGTGATAACCTTGGAAAAAGCGTAGAAGTTGTTGTTCAGGGTCTGAAAAAAATCAAATCTGACCTTGAGACTCGTTTTGATGAGCTAAACAATGTCATGCAGACCAAGGTTGGAGCCATTGCTAAAGGCAGAGATGGCGAACCAGGGCGTGATGGTAAAGACGGGCAAGATGGACGCATTGGAGTTGATGGAGTCCAAGGCCCACCAGGGATTTCTGGACAAGATGGCAAAGATGGTGAAGATGGAATAAGTGTAGCTAACGCATTTGTTGACTTTGACGGTGGTTTGACCATCGTTCTTAGTGATGGGCGTGAAATCAATGCTGGTGAAGTCATCCCAATGGATGTTGCAGAGAAGATTAAGGTCATCACCAATGGTGGTGGCACTTCTCAATCAGTCCTTGACTCTATTGCAAGTTTGCAAGCTCAGATTACAGCTATGGCTGGATTCGTGAACTATGAAGGCACTTGGAACGCATCAACCAATACACCTACTCTTGTCTCTAGTGTTGGTACAAAAGGAGACTACTATGTTGTCTCTACCACAGGAACAACCAACCTAAATGGCATTACTGCATGGACACAAGGTGATTGGGCAATATTTAATGGTTCTGTTTGGGAGAAGGTTGATAATACTGACCTTGTAACTTCAGTAGCAGGCCACACTGGTGCTGTAACACTAAGCACTACAGACATTAGTGGCTTGGGTACTATGTCTACTCAAAATGCCAATGCAGTTGCTATAACTGGTGGCTCTATCACGGCGCTTGACAGTCAATTCACGCTGCAAGATGACGCAGACCCAACAAAGCAAGCGCAGTTCCAGTTGTCTGCAATTACGACTGCAACGACAGGCACATACACATTACCCGCTGCTACTACGACCTTGGCTGGCTTAGGAACTTCGCAAACATTTACTGGACCAAACACATTTTCAAACACTTCGACATTTTCTGGCAACGTGTCGATGACCAGTTCGTCGTTTACCCGTACAGCCACGACTCAAGCGTGGTTAGATGGCTCCATGACCACGGCTGCATGGACAGTGGGTGGTACTGCACAGACTGGAATTATCACGTTAGGCAGGTCTACTGGAGCGCAGACGCTAAACATTGCAACTGGCGCAACTGCTACTGCTACTACAAAAACGCTTAACATTGGCACGGCTGGTTTATCTGGTTCGACAACTGCTATCAGTATTGGTTCGGCAGTATCCGGTGCAACAACGACTGTAAATGCTTATGGCACTTGGACATTTAATACTCAACTTAACCAAAATACTACAGGTAGCGCTGGCTCTGTTGCAACCGCAAACTTTTCTATTGTTGAGTCAGGTGGGGTTTTACTCTTTAAGTATGGTGCTACTACAATAGCGTCTATGTCATCCACTGGAGTAATTACTTCCGCTACAAATATCGTATCGAATGGGACACCTTAATAGGAATAATCATGGCAACTACAGTAACACTAAAACCGAATGCGGTTGACCTCTCTGGCTCTACATCAGGCACTACTACATTGCAGGCTACTGCGGTGGCTGGCACTACAACCGTAACGCTGCCTGCTGCTACAGACACTCTGGTTGGCAAGGCGACTACCGATACGCTAACAAACAAAACGCTGACTGCTCCTGTAATTAGCACGATTAGCAATACTGGCACTCTGACTCTGCCAACATCGACAGACACATTGGTTGGTCGTGCTACTACAGATACGCTTACGAACAAGACGCTGACTAACCCGACTGTCACCAATTATGTTGAAACCCTGCAAGCAGTTGGAACGGTTGGAGCATCCAGCACTTTGGCGCTGACAAACGGTACGGTGTTGACTGCGACCCTCACAGCTTCTACGCCTTGCACGTTCACCATGCCTACGGCAACTGCTGGCAAGTCATTTGTTCTGATTCTGACTCAGGCAGCAACTGGCATGACCACAGCAACATTCACTAGCGTTAAATGGCCTGGAGGTACTGCGCCGACTATTACGGCAACCGCATCGGCTGTGGACATCATCAGCTTTGTGGCTAATGGTTCTGTTTGGTACGGCAATGCAGCACAGGCTTTTGCATAATGTTTTCGTCTAAAAACTTCTTTATCACCCGTAGCGCGGGGGGCTACTTAGTTATTGAGCAGTTCCTTGCGTCTGGCTCATGGAAAGCCCCTGCTGGCGTTACCGCTGTTGACTACCTTGTGGTAGCTGGAGGTGGTGGTGCTTCTGGTTCTTCTTCTGGTGGAGGTGCTGGAGGCGGTGCGGGGGGATTTAGAACAGCAACATCTTTTGCTGTAACTGCTGGAACGTCTTATACAGTGACCGTTGGTGCTGGAGGAGCTGCCCCATCACCTACTTTTGGTACTGCTGTAAGCGGAAATAATGGTTCTGATTCTGTTTTTTCTACTATTACATCTACGGGTGGTGGTGGCGGTGGAGCAAGTGGAACTAATACCGCTGGAAAAACAGGCGGCTCTGGTGGTGGTGGTGGATATGGCACTGGTGCAGGTGGCGCAGGAAATACACCTTCAACTTCGCCATCACAAGGTAGTAGTGGCGGTGCAGCTACTGGTGGTGCTGGCGGGGGCGGTGGTGGTGGTGGTGGAGCAAGTGCTACTGGTGGTAATGGAGCAGCTCAAACTGGCGGTAATGGCGGTAATGGAACGGCATCAAGCATTTCTGGTTCAAGCGTTACATATGCTGGAGGTGGTGGTGGTGGTGGTAATCAAGTAAAAGGCACTGGTGGAACTGGAGGCGGTGGTGCTGGTGGAATATCAACAGGCCCAGTAGCCGCAACTGCTGGTACAGCCAATACAGGTGGTGGTGGTGGTGGTGGATATGACAACGTAGCTGGTACTGCTGGCGGCTCTGGAATTGTCATCTTGTCCTATACCGTGCCAAAAGGCGCAGCAATTGAATTCCTGTCTACTGCGACATGGAAAGCACCAGCAGGCATCACAACCGTTGATTACTTGGTGGTAGCGGGTGGTGGTGGTGGAGAAAACAATTATGCGGGCGGCGGCGGTGCAGGAGGCTTTAGAACAGGCACAGCATTTGCGGTAACTGCTGGGACAAGTTACACCGTAACAGTAGGCGCTGGCGGTTTGGGTGGAACTACTTTTGGTGGTGGCGGTTCTACAAATGGTTCAGATTCTGTTTTTTCTACAGTCACATCTACTGGAGGCGGCAAAGGTGGCCCTGGCGGTGGTTCTCCCGCAGGTTCTGCTGGTGGCTCTGGAGGAGGCACAGGCGGTAATTCAAGTAACGCTGGTGGCGCTGGTAACACACCATCAACATCACCATCTCAAGGAAATAATGGCGGGTCAGGGCCAGGAGCAACTTTATTATCAGGTGGAGGTGGCGGTGGTGCGTCTGCTGTTGGTAGCAATGGTTCTGGTTCTGTAGGCGCAAATGGCGGTGCTGGCACAGCAAGTTCAATTTCTGGTTCTTCTGTAACTTACGCTGGCGGCGGTGGCGGCGGGGGAGATACGGGCGGTGGAACTGGAGGCGCAGGAGGAGGCGGCAATGGAAGCGCATCTGTTGGTTCTAATGGAACGACAAACCTTGGCGGCGGTGGCGGTGGCGGCGGCACAACTAGCACACGAAATGGCGGCAATGGCGGCTCCGGCATTGTTATCCTTAAGTTGAATTGATTGGAGATGTAATGGCACACTTTGCAAAGATTGAAAACGGCATCGTCACGCAAGTGATTGTGGTTGGCAATGAAGATACTGCTGACGCGCACGGCACAGAGAAAGAGTACATCGGTGCGGCTTTTTGTGAACGCTTGTTTGGCGGTGATTGGAAGCAGACCAGCTACAACGGCAACATCCGCAAGAACTACGCTGGCATTGGGTTCACCTACGATGAAGGCCGCAATGCGTTTATCCCGCCACAACCATTTCCAAGCTGGACGCTGGTAGAAGACATTTGCCAATGGACAGCGCCTGTTGCAATGCCCACAGATGGCAAGCTGTATTCATGGGATGAGGCTACGACTTCGTGGATAGAAAGTGCAGGGATGTAAATTGACTCCTGAACTTCAGAAATACTATGAGGATAGATTTAATCTGTTCTCAATGGATGGTTGGAAAGACTTAATTGAAGACATTGATAAAATTATTGCTTCGATAAACAACATTGCAACAGTTTCTGACGAAAAAGACCTACAATTCAAAAAAGGTGAACTTTCAATTCTTACTTGGCTGAAAACCTTGAAAGAAGCCAGTGAGACTGCATACGAGGAATTGAATGAAAAGAATGTATGATTACGCCTGCAAATGCGGGCAAAAGTTTGAGAAATTTACCACTTATGAGATGGTAAATGTCCAATGTGAGTGTGGTGAACTAGCTGTTCGCGCACTCTCTGCTCCAGCGTTTAGGTTGGAAGGATGGTCTGGAAGTTTCCCCTCTGCATATGGGAGATTTCCTAAAAGCCACACTGACAAGCTAAAATCTGAGCGCAAAGCTAACGCACAAACATGAAAGTGTCGCGTTAATCTCCTACAACCGAAAGTACGGCAGGAAAAGGAAACGATATGTTGATTGACAAAGAAGATGAGACGCTTGGCGAGTTAGAAGTTGAAGAGACTAAGCAACAGGCCCATGAACTTCCTGATAAATACAGGGACAAAAGTTTAGAGGACATTGTGAGAATGCACCAGGAAGCTGAAAGGCTCATTGGAAAGCAGGCACAAGAAGTTGGCGAAGTACGGAAACTTGCAGATGAGCTAATTAAGCAAAACCTTTCTTCTAAGCAGCAATATGTCAAAGAGGATGAGCCAGAAGTAGATTTCTTTGAGAATCCACAGAAGGCAGTTCAAAGGACGATTGATAGCCATCCTGATGTGGTAGCTGCTCGACAAGCAGGTATCGAATTCAAGAAGGCTCAGATTCAGCAGAAGTTGGCGCAGGCACATCCTGATTTTGTGCAAGTTGCACAAGACCAGAACTTTGTGAATTGGGTGAAATCTTCACCTGTTCGCTTAGGGCTGTATGCAAGAGCAGATGGTGAATTTGATTTTGATTCGGCAAATGAACTGATTTCTACCTATAAAGAGTTGCGTGGCGTGAAGACTAAACAAGCCGAACAAGCTGGTCAAACAGCTAGGGCTAATAGCATGAAAGCCGCAGCAGTTGATACAGGTGGAACTGGAGAGAGTTCAAAGAAGGTTTACCGAAGGGCTGACCTGATTCGGCTGAAAATGACCGACCCATCTCGCTACGATGCACTAAGTGATGAAATCATGCATGCATACGCAGAGGGAAGGGTCAAGTAACTAACTTTTGATTTTGGAGAATTAACATGGCATTTCCTACCCCTGCGGTTACCACAACCACCGCTAATACTTTTATCCCTGAGATTTGGTCTGATGAAATCGTTGCGGCCTACAAGAAAAATCTTGTTCTGGCTAATCTGGTTACGAAGATGAGTTTCAAAGGCAAGAAAGGTGACACCGTTCACATTCCTGCGCCTTATCGTGGCACTGCCTCTGCTAAAGCAGCAAGCACAGCCGTTACCCTGATTGCAGCTACTGAGACTACCGTTGACGTTTCCATCAACAAGCACTATGAATATAGCCGCTTGATTGAGGACATCGTTGAAGCACAAGCTCTGAATAGCCTGCGCT